CTTGGCACCCCACTCAATCGTCAAACCGAACAGCGTACAGCCTTTACCCGTGGATACCGTTCCACCGGTCGGAGGGGCGTCCTCAATCTTGATCCGCAGCGCCTGACATTTCTGCGTTTTTAGATGTATTTCCACATCTTCAGCCGCGAAAGAGGATAACTCTGTCCACGTCCATCGGCGCGTTTGAGTGTACGTGGGACTAAAGTCATAAGCAACGGAAACGATAAGGTCATGAGGGTCTAACCGCTCCCCCTGAACCTGCACGCGCCGCGTTCTCTGATAACCGCCTAGGCCAGCCATCTTGATCCAAGGCGTCTCAATCGAGGCCACCGGCAAAACCTGCGAAACCGGCGAAAGGGTGCGGTCAATGCCCTCGTTCTGGTTCTCGTTCAGAACCGTACCGTTTCCAGCGAGAAGCGCGTAAACGAGCCCGCCGGATGTCGGTACGATTGCCGAGGTCGCCACGTTGAGCGCCACCGATGAATCGAGCGTGGTCACGCTCCACATGTTGACCGTGAAGTCGTACACAAGGATGCAGCCGCTGCCGAGCGCTGAGGGACTCTCATACTGGGCGAGCGTGAACATGACGCGGGATGTTGCTTCGTCGAGGACGGCGGACGTGCATACCGGGAAAGAGGCGACGTGATCGTCTACGCCTTCCCCGATCCACATCACTTCCTGCTTACGCGTGAGTAGCTCAATCCCCCGCGTGGACTGAAACATGATACCAGCCTGAGTGCGTACGACGCTACGCGGATCCACGCAGCCCACAGTCGTCGGAAGCTCAATCGGGGAGCTGAATTCCGTACCATTTCCACCATTCTCGGGCGGTCCCTGGCCGTCTACGTAGAAGATCCGATCCGACTTGAAGATGTAGAGATGCCCATCCTGCGAGGATAGCGCAGTGATATTTCCGCCACCTTCCACCGGGAACTGAAACGCGTCTGAAAACCATGTGGATTCCCCCTGTACCGCGACGGCGCTGTACCATACGTTTTTGCCGTTGGCGCCGAATAGACGATCCTGGTGAATCGTCTCGCACGAAAACGCGGGGGGCGCTTGCCTAGGCTGCGATGTCCCGATGGTGCCAGGCTGGCGATAGAGCACTGGCATCGTTTCTAGCAGCGCGTCTGCCATCGTATCCTCAAACTGAGCAACGCCCGTAAACGACTCCTGTGAGCCCACGCGGTAGAACACCGTTCCGTTGTCGGTGGTTCGGTACAGCACCACGCGGAACGTGCCGTATGGAGCGCCCGCGAGCGCGCTAGCGTCGTATCCCTGCACGGTCACGTAGGGGTGATGCCCGACTAGAGTTGTAATGGTTTTCGGCTCGCTCGTGCCGGACCACACGACGTTCCCCATAGAGTCTGTGCGCTCGAAAATGGCGCAATAGGAGTACGACCCCACGAGCGCCGTGCCCGCCTCGGTGTCCACGGAGATTTCGGGCGCCACTACCCACCCGTCCTCAATGAGCCACGCCCCATCAAACACGTACGGCGTAGAGCCTGGCACGTGCACTCCGTCATAATGACTTTGGGCTGGCGCAAGCGGTCCGTCCACCGTGAGCTTGACGAGTCCAACGGCCTGCGATGGCGCGTTCTTGAGTAGGTACGTCGGGAGGTAGACGGCCGATGTGGTGACCGCCACCGAGCCGAGCGAATAGGCCGGATAGGCGTAGTTTGCCCATGACGAAAGCCGCATATTGACGTTCGCGGCGGCGCAAAAGTAGTCCGTTACCACGTCGCCAAGGTCCAGCAAGATTTCGGTGCGCTGCTGGTTGCTGAATGGTCGCGCATCGTTGACGCCACCAAGGGACACATAGGCCATTTGGCAAAGCAGGCGCCCGCCGAAGATGAATGGCTTGGAGATCGGAATCCACCCCACGCCGTAGGTGGTCGCCAGCGCGGAGACGGGGCCAGCATTCGAGCATTCGACCTTGATCGCATACGCCGTATCCGCCAGCGGCGACGCGTTCGCATCCTGGGCGCCAGCAACCACGGCAAACGTCGTTAGCGTGCGTGCTACCACCCCGATACGGTACGGGGCGAGCGGGCCGGGGTAACTGGGCGTAATTGCCACGGCTGCGAGCGTTTGAATCAGCGTGGTCACGTTGACCGTGGCGGCGTACATGATGGTGGTAGCAGCCCGCGAATACGCGATAATGAGCGAGCCTGTAGAGTCGCCCCCGGTGCCCACGCTTTGGGCCGCACTTGTCGTGAGAATGCTGCCGGAAGCCACGGTGGTGCCTGCCGCCGTCATCTTTCGGGTGTTGATACCGTAGAGAAACGTCGGAATCGTCGAGGTGGTGTAGGAGAGATACGCGTGCGTGGCCGCTGAGCCGAGGTCGGTTAGCGAGGACACGTCATAATCCGAGCCGTCGTAGTCGGTCGCCACCGAAACGGGCGAGGACCATGCAGCCGAAGTGCTCGATACGGTCGTTACGTCGATGTCGATGGCCGAGATGGTGTTCGGCGCGGCGTCGCTCACGTAGAACGCGATCACTTTGTTCCCGGCCACACCGAGTTTGAGGCGCCCCTCAATCGCCACCTCGTGTTCAAGCATCGTGGTGCCCGTCGCGGCGTCTGAAATGGTGATGAGCCACGTGAACGTGTACACAAACCCGGCCGATTCCTTGCCGAACAGATGCGCGGTCACAAGGTAATTGCCCACCGAAACGACGCTGTACCCGTCGAACACCTGAAGATCCCCGACGCTGCTGGACTGCGTGTTCAGGCTTAGGTTTTCAATCTTCAGGTTCCGCCGATACCCGCCAAGCACGGCGTTGCTTGACGCCGTGGACGACACATCGAGCCGCGAACCGTCGTACACACACGTTTGGTTCCCAAGCGAGAACAGAGAGACGCCGTTCGTGCGCGTTGACCCATCCTGCCGGTACTTGGTTTGCTGCGAGAACCCGGGCCGCTTGTCGAAACCGCCCGCTTTCGACTGCACGCGGTTCTCGATGGTGACGAAACCCTGGCCAGGTTCCAAAACCTGATCGGCCGTCTTTTCATCGAGGCCAGCCCGAAACGGAATCGCAAGCAACTGCGTCGGAAGTGCCATCAAAACACCTCGATCGAAGCGCGGCCCACCACGTACGAGCGCAACACGAGCGTGTTAGGCGTGGTATCCAGCGCACTACGCACAAGCGCCGGGGCCGTCGTGGGATTCACGCCGCTTACCGGGTCTGTCCAGTCCACCACGCGCCACATCACCCGCTTGTTCAGGTTGTGCTGAAGTCGAATCGTAGTCCCCGAGGCCGGGAGCTCCACATCCTGAAACACGGTGGACTCGCCCTGATTCGCCTTGGCCGCCAGTTCTGCCGTGTCGTTGGCGATGCGGGTTAGCTTCGTCGCAAGCGCTTCGGGGTCGGTGGTGATGTCGGTCGTCACCTTCTCGCGGCGCACTACTGGCGTGGAGCCTGCGAGGATAACGCCTGTGGCGGCGACGATGATTTTCATCGGGGCACGCCTACGCCGCCAATGTTGCCGAGGCCAAGCGGATCATAGACAATCACTTCCTGCACGCGCTCGGGATTCATGGCGTCGCGCTTGGATGCCCACGAATCTACGTCTTTCAGGATGCGCAACTTTCGCGCCTCGTAGAAGGATGGATCGCTCTGCTCCTTCTGAAGCATTTGCGCCACAGTGCCGTAAATCGCCGCCACTTCCCAGCCGTTCACGCCGTCGAACGTGTCGGACGGGTTGACGAGCCTGGAAAGGCAAGGCGTGTAGTAAAGCGTGACGCTGAACGCCTGATTCGGCGGCACGAATTCGATGTTTCCGGCCTGAATGCGATAGCGCGGAGTGCCGACCCACGCGGACCAATCTTGGTTCTGGTAGGCCGCGTGTTCCGACGCCATGAACGTCTGCATATTGTACGTGTACCCGTCCCAGGTGCACATCACTTCTTGAACGCTGAGGAAGTCAATCGGCAACGCTTGCAACGCATCGCCGTTGCCCGTGACGGTGTAGGTTGTTTGGCCTCTGTAGTGCGGCTTGTCCGCAGCGGTCCAGATGTGGTTATAGAGCTCGGCAAGCTCTTGGTTGATGAGCTCTTCGATTTCCGCATCAGTACAAAACTCGGAGTTTTCCATCTCGGCGCGTTGCCGACAGTCAAGAACCAGATCGGCCATCGTGCGAACGCGTGCCATGGGCTAGTACTCCTGGTGCATCTGGAAGTCGAAACGACACTGGACCATCGTGCCAGCCGGTGGCAGCGCGGGTAGCCCCGTAGCGTGATTTACGACGGCCATGAAGATGGTCACAGGCCCGCCGTCATCGGCGACGCCGTTGGGGAACTGCGTAGGGCGTAAAGGATGCGCTCGCATGGGAACGTGAAGGTGATTCCTGCAACGCCGTCCGGGATGTCTCCCCCTGATGCGATGCTTGCTACTGACCCATCGGAGGACGACAGTTCGGCCGTGAACACGCCGTCACCATCTGCAACAAGTTGAACGTAGCGACTGCACGCTCGGGGCGTGGACGTGGTGGCTGTATACGGGCAAGGCATGGCGGGAACCTTTCGAGATTAGAAAACAGGGCCCCCTTTCGAGGGCCCCGCTACATCAGCACTCTTTCAGTGCTTTCAATCCTTGCTTGACGCCTTCCCAGTCTTCCGACTTGAGCGCGTCTACAAGCTCCGAAATGACGGCATCCACGTCGCCGTCCATTTCGTCGTCTGGCATCGATTCCCCGGATTCGGGCGGCTCAGAACCATGACCGGGCTTGCCGTGCCCGATCATGATCATGAGAGCCGATTTAGGCTTGTCAGCCATCAGCGAGGCACGCTTCCGCCCGTAACGTTGTCTTGGAAGACCATCGTCATGAACACACGCCCCGCCACCGGGAGGTCAACCGCTGCGGCCGTGGCCACCGTGGAGGCCTTGAGCGTTGCCGAGATCGGCGTGGAAGTCCCCTCGTTGCTGATCACAAGCGAGTTGACTGCCATGGTCGAAGTGGAAGTCGAAACGCCCACGCCGCTAATCCCAAGAACGCGCGTGAACGCGTCCTTGAGGGTCAGCGTGTAGAGGCCCGTTCCCGTGTGAACAATCGACGAAACGAGGCCCATGTCGCCATGGATCGTGTTTACGTCGATGTTATTTGTGCCGTTGCCCTCAAAGGAGAATTCGCATCGCTTGATGCCGATGCCGAACTGCCCGTTGACGGAGTAGCCGAGAGTGGTGCTACTCATCAGAGCAACCCCACCCCGTTCCAGCCCGGAGCGACGCAACCGACGTTGCGGTAACCGCCGATTCGGATCTGGTAGCTATCCGACGTTGCCGCGCGGAGAAGCTGGTTGGAGTCAAGGTCAAGGATGCGCGAGGCGCCCTTGAGCGAGTGGAGCTTCCACGTGTTGAGCGTGAGCATGTACACGATACCCTGCGGGCAGTTGAGGTCAGAGATGACCTTGATTTTGCCCTTGGGTCCCATGACCGTGATCGCGTCGAAGCCGATCGCGGCATCGTCTGCCGAGGTCGCCTTGTCGTAACGACCCTTGGTGTCGAGCTCGTTGTCGAGGCGAACCCAGTCAGCCGGGTTCATGACCGCCACGTCCGGAGAGCCGCCGTTGAGGGCGATCTTCGAGGCGAGGTTGGTCAGAACGGTGGCGATCGGAGCGCCCGAATACTGAGTGACACGAACACCGCCAAGGCGGGTCGGATCCACCGAGCGGTCCACCGAGAACCACGGGGTAGAGCCAGGTGCCGTGAGCGGAATCCAGCCAGCGAGGCCAGCAATACAGCTGTTGGCCGACTCAAAGTCGCCGTTCTGGAAGATGTAGTCACCAGCAGCCGCGCCCGTGATGGTGTTCCACGCGGCCGAGGCCGTGAGGGTACCCGCATCGCGGTCGAGGGCGACGATCTGAATGACGCCCGTACGCTTGGAACCCGAAGTGCCGTCCGTGGAACCGAGGTTCACGTACATCAGATCTTCAAAGTTGGTCACGTCTGCCGGGTTCGACAGGGTGATCGTGGTGCTCGCCACGCTGGAACCCGCGCTGATACGTCCGCGCGCGCCGCCACCGTTGCCGAACATCTGAATGGAAATCGCTCGCGCATCCGTTTGGAGTGCGCCATCAATTTCACCCGTGAGGCCCTTGACCAGCGCACCTGCGTCGGTGTCGGACGAGTCGATTGCCTCGCCAGTGATTTCGGCGAACGCGTACCCCGACACGCGGGTAAGTTGGAATTTCTTGTAAACGCTGGGAGTGATGTTTCCCTGCGCTACGGCGAAATTCGCGCCGCGTCCTTGGGGCGTTCCGATCTTCAACGCGAGGGCGGTGTAATCACCGACCATCTTCGTGTCCTTCTGCATCATCGCGTACAGCGGATTTTGCGGATAGGTGAGATCGCGAACCGTCTTTTCGGTGTACTGAACCTTGAGAACCGCGCTGAGCGCGGTGTTATCCATGATGCCCATTGTCTACTGCTCCAGTCGAATGAATGAGGGTGGAGCGCGACGGACTTCAGCGTTTCTTGGCCCGTTCGGCCTCGATGATGCGAATCATCTCCCGCTCTTTCTCTTCTTGAGTAAGCTCACGGGGAGGAGCCGCACGCCCACTAGGGGCCGCGTTTGTCATCGTGCTGGTTTTGCCGCTCGCGTGACTCGGAGCGCCTGCATTCACTACTGGTGCTGCAGCCTTACTGGCACCTAGCCCCTTACGTCTGGGCGCTAGTTCAGCGGCTCGTGCCGCTGCTAATTCCTCAAGATACGCGGCCACGTCCGAATCTTCAAGCGGTTTTCCAAACCGGCGCAACCATTCGGCGTTATGCGCCTGGAACGCCTCCACCGCTTGGCGCGCAATTTCTGCGGGCGTAAACTCTGCCACGAGGTTCGGATACGCTGCCTCGTTGGCCGTCACGGTTTCTACGAACGCCTTCTGCGCCTCCGTGACGCCCACTTGATACTGCTGCTGCCGCTGCTGAATGATGACCGCTTCACGCTCGGCACGTTCCGCCGCCAATGCTTCGGCCTGCGCCTGGAGTTGCGCCTCCAGTCTGGCCACGTGTGCTTGAACCGGGTCCACCACTTCGGGCGCCTGCGCGACGCGCTTCACGAAATCGAGCTTATCGGCCCCAAGGGCATCAAGCACTTCCAGCGGATCGCCGCTCTTCAGTCGCTCGTACTTGGCCTTGAGCGCTTCCATCTCCGCGCGCTGGGCGTCAAGCTGGCGCTTCTCGGCTGCGACTTGATCGCGCAACTCCTTCGCCCGCAGCTCCGCCTTACGGGCTGCCGCGATACGCAACCCCACGCGCTCCTGCTCGGGCGTTTTGGGTGGCTCGGCTGCCGTTTCTTCGGGCTTTTCGGCCTTTTCTTCACCATCTTCGGCCTTGTCGGCAGGCTTCTCTTCGGCCTTTTTCTTGTCTCCGAAGTGCTCCGCGATGGCCTTTTCGAGCTTCTGTTCCTGCGTTTCCGTCTCACTCGTAGCCGTCGAAACGTCGGGGGGCGTCGCTTCGGCGGCTACGGGTACAACGGCGGGGGATGCTGTATCTGCTGCGACTGTCACATCAGTCATGAATGAACCTCACTACATGGGGGGCGGTCCCATATCGGGCGGCATGCCCGCATCGGGGGGCGGCATCATGTTGGGATCCATCGGCGGCGCACCCATATCGGGCGGGGCCATGCCGGGAGGCGGCGCGTTTGGATCGGGCGGCGGGGGAGGTGGATTCATCAGCGCATCGGTTGCCGCCATGTAGTCGCGCAAGAGTTGCAGCCGCTCTTCGTCTACGTCGTCTAGCCGCGCTTCGTGATACGCCTCGTTGCATAGGCGCATAGCAAGCGGGTGATTGTCGTACGGTTCGGGCGTCACGACTTCGCCCTTGGTCAGAATGTGCGCAATGTTCCGCTCGATGAGAGAGCGCGCTGCCCCAACGCGCTTGGCGTAGGCTTCCGTATCGGGGAAGTCCAGCATGCCCATGATATCTTCGGGCGGCACTTGCCCAAGGTCGCGCATGGTTTCTACCCATTGCACTTTTCCGGCGAACGAGGACGGGATGGAGCTCGTGGGGTACACCTGCACGATGTACGCATCGTCTTCAATGTCGATGTCGGCATAGTCGATCACCTCCATGGCGTTCTTGCCGGGGCTCATGACCTTGTAACCGCCACCGCTTGCGGTGAGCTTCTTGATCGCCTTCACGGTCAAGCGCGCGGCATCCAACACGCAATCCTCATCGCGCGTGCCTACGTCTAGGAAGCGTTCCGTCTGAATATCCTGGTACTCGCGCAACGCCACCGCCGCGTCGAGTCCCGCAGGCTTCTGTCCGCTTGCGTTGAGTTGCGAGATGCCCGCAATCTCAAACGCCTTGGCGTAGAGCTGCCAAAGGTGCTGATAAATCTCGGGACTGATGATGCTCGGCGTCTGGTATTGGGGCGGCGTGCCCGTATACTTCACGATGGCCGCAAGGTCGTTGTTGATGAGCTGCGTCGAAACATCGGCGCCCTTCTCCACCAACCAATGCCCCGCAATCAGGTGCATGCCGCGCTGAATCTGGCGCAGAATCTTGTTGATTTCGGCCTGAATGCCACACAGTTCCTCGGCCAGTCCCGTGCCAAAGAATCCCTCTAGCGGGTTGTCCCAGCGCATGAACGTGAACGGGAACTCATCATCCCACTTCTCATCGAACAGGGTGACGCCAGCCACGGCAATCACGTGACGCCCGTCATCGGCACCCTTGCCGCTCGGTAGGTGCCACGCTTCGGTCACAAGAACCTGATCTGCCGTCGAGATGTACGCATACTCCATGTCCGTGGTGTCCACGGCACACGTGTCGAGCGCCTTCGCCATCTCCTCGTCGTCTTTGGCGTAGATAGCCTTGAGGACGCTGCGGTCGTAATACTTGCGCTGATAGAGCGTCCGGGGCTTGCCGTACACACTCTCCCCGTCATCGACCACGAGCTCCCACGGCATAGTCCGCTCGTAGGCCACCTGATGCGTATCGAAGTCCGCGTAAATCTTGGTCGGCCCCGTGCCGAACACGGCAGCGTTACGGAACGATCCTACGCGTTCCTTGTAGTAGCCGCCCACGTAGAACGCACCAGCCACGAGCTTTTCCAGCTTCATGGCCTTCTGTTTGAGGTCGTAGTTCCCCCCCTGCGTGAGGTAGCGCGGACGCGGACGCGACTTCGCCGCAATCTTGGACGTGACCGCCCCGACCATGTTTCGCACCACGTTCAGACTCAATCGACCACGCGTGTTCAGGCGCGAAGCGTTGTTCGCGGACAGGCCGAACCCGTTGAGCGTGAGTCCGCCGTAAAGGCTCGCGTTGAGTAGGTCCTCATACTTGCGGTAGTACTGGTTGATTCGTATGGTTTTCACCGTCGAAATCATGTCGTCGCCCGCTTCGTTTTCGGGCTTGGTCCACCACTGCGCAACCTGTTGAACCGCGTTTAGCGCCATCTTAGTGGTCCTTTAGGAAGGGGGTCGGATCGCCACCGGACGAATGAAGCAACGTCTTGAAGTACTCCGCGCGTTCGGACTGTTCGATTTCCTCGGGCGTCTTGGGCGCATCCACGTGCGCGCGCGCCACAACGGGAACCGGGCCAAGGACAATGCTGCCCCACTGAACAACGCCCAATTCACGCATGACAGAAACGGCGTCCCGGAGGCTGGCAAGGGAGGAAGGTGTGACCGAATCGGGTGTGACGTTTTCTGTCATGCGCAAAAACTTCATAGCAGATTGAACGGGTCCTCGTCCTCGTTTTTTACCGACTCCTCCAATTTGCGGATGATCTCTTTTTCCTCATCCTGCAAACGTTGCGCAGTCGTTTTGGGGGGAGGCGCCTCCCGATTGTAGAACGCCGTCTGCTTTCGCCACCCGTACAGGGCACCATCCGCGCAGTGATTGGAGAACCCCTCACATTCTTTTTCGTGCTTTTCGTCCCACGGCAGCTTCCGCCACTCTTTGAGCAGGTCCTGGCACGTCGGCCCCACCACCTTGATCCGATGGCGTTTCATCTCATCGGCCATAAGGAGCTGGTATCCGCGCTTGTTGTTCTTGTCGGCCGGTTCAATCGGTAGCTGGAAGCGTCTCCGAGCCTCCTCCGCGTAGCCCTTGCCTAGCCCCCCAAGGTCGCCCACAAGCGACACGAAGTGATAAAGCTGCTCCAATCGCCGCGTCTCCTCTGCGGCCACAGACGGGATGGCGTTTTCCATCTTGTACGCCTCAACGATGTAGGTGTTTGGGTCATTCGGGCGCGACGCCAGCACCACGAACGAGCAATCATCGTTGTAGCCGTAATCTTGGCCCAAGATGTAGTGGCTCAGTCCGTGAGGCGCCTTTGGAATTACGTCCATGGCCGCATCGAACGGGTACACCAGGCCGCCCGCATCGCGTACCCAGATGCCCTTTTCAAGCTGGTTGCGGGTCGTATCGTCCAACTTGCTGAGCGACTTGCGGTAAGCCGCTTGGTCAAGGTGCGGGTTGTCCTCAAGCAACGCAGGCACGAACGCGCAATCTTCGGCCCGCGTCTCCTCGTTGACGAACCGCTCATAAACCCACTCATGACCGATGCCGCCCGGGTTGGTTCCAGAACGCGCCCGAATCGGCACGCTTGACCCTTGCAGGCGTCGCAAGCGCGAGATGAGGTACAGATACCAGCGGTCTGGCATCTGAGTGAGCTCGTCAATCGCGAGGTACTGAATCTCAGCGCCCTGGTAGTTTAGCTTGTCCTTCTCGTTGTCGAGGTAGCCGAACGTAATCGACGCACGCCCCCCACCCGGGCACGGGAAGGTCCACGTCTTTTTGTCCTCGTCCCAGTGCAGTGGATCGTGGCCCGTATACCCGCCCTTGACCGTGAACCGGTCCCACCAGGCATGGGCCCTGTCCAGGATGGCACCAGGCCGCACCAGGTCCTTCAGCGTGCGCCGAATGATGAGCGCCGCGTATCCTGGCACGTGAACGTACTGAAGCGCCCCCATGAGGAGCGCCGTACTCTTACCGCCGCCAGCCGCGCCGCCGTAACAGACTTCCAGCTCCGGAGAGTCGAGGAAGGTCGCTTGCCTTGGGCTAGGCCGCTGCGGTTCTAGCGCCGTCCCTGCGTACCTGAGCCATCTCATCTTGACGGGCGTGTCGTCGAGAATCATCAACTCGCGTAGCTCGGCTAACTCCCTGAGAACGCGATCGTCGGCTTCACAGATGGTCACGCAGAACCCACATCACCGCGCCAAGAAACAGAGCCCACAGCGCCGCTTCATACGTCACGGCTTTGTCAGATTGTTGATGATCTGGAGGGCAAGGCGCAGGTCAAGAATGTGCTGCTCTCGCTTCGCGGCGAGCGCCTCACTGTGCTCCGTGCGACGATTGATAGCGTCTCGCTCTGCGTCCGCCAACCTTGCCTGCGCCTCCCACAGGTCCGCCTGAAGGTGGCTAACGGTGCCGTTCACAACGAGCTTCTTTTTGGTCACGCGATAGCCTCGGCCTTACCCTTTGCCGCCTTAGGCGCCGCCTTGGTGCGCGGATCGCTCACAAGCCGAACGCTCTTGACGTTGCTCATGGGCTGCCACTCGACGCGGACCCCGGCAACCATGAGGATACCGCCCTCGTGAACCTCAATCTCCAGCGAATCGCTCGCCTGAGCGAAGGGGACGGTGTTGACCGAACCTGACACCATCGGCACGGACACGGGATGAATGAACGCTACGGAATGGATGATCACGTGAGGTAATACTCCACAAGGTTTTCTCGGGGGAATTTCGTGGGCAACGTCGCCGCACCCGTGCCGACTCCGGTCAACGTCACCACATCGCCAGTGATGTCAATCGTGAGCTCCGAAGAGGCCACAAATGTGTCATCTTTTTTGGTGTGTGAGCCGTTCGCGACGGTCTGAGCGCCGCTGATCGTCTTCGTTACGCCTGCACTGGGGCGCGGGTCGGTGACCTTGTACTTGCTAACGACTCGGGTAGCTGCTGCCATGATTGCCCCAAAAACAACGGGTAAAGGTTGAACGGATAGCGCTGCGACGCGTCCGCTTTGTGTGTAGCTACCACGAATGGCCCACACTGCGCCAGCAACTCCCGCACAATGCCGAGCTTTTGCCAACGTCCCTTACAGTACACGTAATGAAGCGCAGGTCCTTCGTAGCAGCACCAGGCAAGAATCACATCAGGGTCCTCCGGAAGACACGCCACGCGCAACGTCGCGCGAGGAATGACCACCTCACGGATAAGCCGCTCGTGCATGGCGTACCAGACGCGTGTGCCGATGGCCCGGGCATACTGCGAGTCCACCCCGGTCTTTAGCCACGAGTGCAGGATGAGCGCGTGGTCGCTCGGCTTCGCGTCCCTAATCTGGATCTCAACGGGCAGCGTCACTCGTCCACCTTTGCTAGCGGGGCAGGCACCCAGTCGTGCCCCGTAAGCTCCTTCCAGCGCGCCCGCTTCTCTTCGGGGCTAAGCGCGGAGATGGTTACGTCTTGCGTCTTGGTGGGCGCATCTAGGCCGAGGTACTTAGCTCGCCTGTCTTGAATCTTGAGAGCGCGGTCCAGGGCCTGAACGTCGCCAGACCTGGCGGCCTCCCAGCACCCTGCGTGCATCTCATCGAGGCGAGCGAGCTCAATACGAAGCACCTCTTCGGCAGGCTCGCGCACAATCTCTTTGATGCCGTTCACCACGTCTCGGCGCACAAGGGTCTTGTCCGAGTACCCCAGCTTATCGGCGATAGCCTGGTAGGAAAGGCCCGAAATGCGGGCCTCAAGCGCGATCTTCCTGCGTTCGTTGAGGTCTACCTTTTTCGCGTCTCGCTTCGCTGAATTGCCCATTTGACCGTGACCGCCCATGTGAGTGACAGGGTGGGTCACAAATGACCTACCATGTTTGTCGGCCAATCACAACTTCACTTCCGAGTTGGTCTCCACGATCGTTTCCTCAACGTCCACGCGGATCAGAATGGCCTTCTTACCTTTGGCCACAAGGCTCTGATAGTAAGCCTCGTTGGCTTCCTTGGTATGTTGCTGCACCTGGTAGCCCGATGACAGGTCCCACACCTTGAAATAGGTGCGCTTCATTCCCTATCCGCTCCATCGTAAATCCATCCTGGTTTGCACTCGAAACACACATCCGCCTCACGCATTGCGCTAAGCGCCTCGCCTGGCGCTCTCACTACCGCCGCATAGGCTCCCTTCAGCCTCGCACCTACCATAAACTTCTCCTGTTCTTTCGTGGCCTTATCCTTCGGCGTTGCCTTCACTTCCAGCCAACAGGAGCGCCCCCCGCTCCCAATGACATGAAGGTCGGGCGTGCCTGTCTTACACCCCTTCGTCCTACCCCTATACCCACCGGCAGCCGTGCGCGTCACGATGTA